TATGGTGATGTTGTGCGTAATCATGATACCTCCTTAAGCGTTGGCAAGAGTGATCCAGCTTCCGCTTCCAACCCGATAACGAAGATTGGAATTGGTGTAGTTTCCGTCCGTTGAAAACTGAATATTGTAGCCCGAGGAGTTGTTATATCCATTCGCCACCGCTGTTGACCGTGTCGCGCTGTCCGCGCTGGTTGCCGAGTCCGCTCTTGTCGCAGTATCTGCCTTAGCTGCGGATTTTACCTTGCCCACGGTTGTCGAAATAGATATTTGATTGTTTGCGTCCATCGTCCCGCTTCCCGTAGCGTCCCCGGTTAGAACAACTGTAAGCGACGTACCTTCGTCGCTTCCCATGACGGGATTCCCCACCGGATACTCCACGATATACGTCCCGCTGTCCTTAATGACTTTGACCCGCTGCCCGGCGGCATACGTTCCTAAAGTATTCACCTTGTAATGCTTCTCACTGGGTTCCGCCTCGCCGGGGAATATCAGGGATACACCGTCCTCATACACCTCTCCGATGGTGGCAAAGGAATAGGGTTCGATCTCCGGTGGCCTTTGCTCCATCTCGTCCTGATAGCTTTCGATCATCTAAATACCTCCCGTTCCAATGTATGGGTCATCTGGCCGTTGGCGCCCAGCGTCATGGTCCATCCCACCTCCTGATAGATACCGTCCTCAAGCGCAACGATGTCCAGTATCTCATGCCCCGGCATGAGCGCCGTGGTGACGTCCACGGTCTGGACGGTCATGAGCGAAGCGTCCCGGAGGCCGTCCACGTAGGCCTGCAGCTCCTCTTGGGACGCGATATTGTTCAGCCTTTCGATTGGAGCCTGAATTCGCCCCCGGCGCTGGATGGAGAGCACAGAGGTGGGGTTGTCGTTCACCGCTGTGGCGATCATGGGCGCTTCCAGATCGGCGCTATCCACCATAGCCATGAACACGTTGTACTTGCTGAATACGTCCAGGTAGCTTGTCTTGGCCCGCTGGATCACGGAATACTGCCCCGGTAGATAGCTGTGCCGGATGTTCTCGGCTCTGGGTAGCACAGCCCGGCCTAGCCTTGCAAATCCGTTTGCGTCGAACCACAGGGAGGCGAAATTGATCTCCTTGAGCAGATCATTGATGATATGGAGATACGGAGTTCCGATCTCCCAATCCTCCCGGTCGGTTGTGAGCGTCGCTGTGTTTGGCGCTGCGCTCACCTTATCCACCCCGCACTCTATGAGCAGCTGCTGGATCACGTCCGTGTAGACTTCCCCGGCATTGAAGTGCAGACGGGTTTCCGCCCGGTAACGCTGGGCCAGATAACAGCCGTCATAAGCCTCCACGGAGGAATAGACACCGCCTGCCTCATCCACGGCGTCGGTGACGGTGGTCATGATGTATTCCCCCAAAGGGTATTCCGTCCCGTCGATCACGAGGCAGAGCTGGAGCCGATCATTCAGCGTGTCCGTCCCTTCCGGAAGCTGGATTTCCCCCATGATAGACTTTTTCAGCTCCGCCCGGGCGTCCGCCGTGATGTACGGTTCCCCCCGCATCTGCGCCAGTGCAAAGCGCACGCCGTTTTTTAATACAAAGGCCCGGGTTTCCATCGCCCGGGCCCCTGCCTCATACCGTGTATTCAATTTCCTCGCTCCAATCTGTCCGGTGTATGGTGAACTCCACATCGCTTTTCCTTCTGACATCGGCATAGAGCCGTTCCAGAATGCCGACTACGATTTTCCCGTCCCCGTCCTTATACATGACCAGTTTTCCGGTCATTTCGTCCAGCCTGTCCAGAGTATCCCCGTTCAGCACCGTAAATGAAAAATTATCTGTTACAGTTCGGAATGGGCTCACGTCCGCCACCGGCAGCGCCCGTCCCGCATAATGGTGATACGTCACCACTGGCTGAATGCTCATTTTGTGGGTGGGCCTGCCGCCCCTCCTGCATTTGAGCGCAATCCATTCCGGGTTCGGGAGCAGCCCCAGCACCACGCCCCGGATGATGGTCTCATGGTGTACGGGATTGCTCACGGCGTAATTGTCCGCCTCGTCCACCGCGAGGACGGTATATGTGTGCGGACCGACGGCCATCTGGTCCTCATAGGTCGTTCCACCTGTCTTTGCGATGGGTACGCCGTCCCGGTGGACGTAATAGGCTGCTTCCGGTAATCCCATCCATGTCAATACTGCGCTTTCGGTCTCTGTCCCAGTCTGGAGGCGAATGCCGCCGGGAGGTACGTTTGCAATGGTTGCCGATACCACACCCCACGCTGACCACAGGCCGAAGCTGTTTTGCACACGAACACGGATATTCACCGGGCCGTCCGGCAGGAATACTGGTATTTTGAACCGCTTTTCCACGCCGTAGAGCTGCCCACTGTCATAGTCCTCAGCCTGAATTTGATATGCCTGCTGCCCTACAGATTGCCATCGTATCGTCGGCCTCGTTGAAAGTATTTCGATGCTTGCGACTGGCGCAGGCGGAGCCGCTTGATTGATGAAAGCCGCCGGTTTGCTCCATTCTCCGACAACCCTATCGGAATTGTATGTCCGCACCCGCCACGAGATACGCCCCGCCGGGAACGTATCAGCAGGCACCGTGTATTCCATATTTGCGGATTGGACGCCTTTTACCAGATCAATCCACGATAGACCCTCATCGCCGCTGTACTGGATATCAAAACCGGATGGATTGCTCCCGGTATCAATGACATGCTTCCACGTCATCGTGATAGGTTCCGATCCATCACAGAACGTCGATACCGGGTATTCCGGTATGGCTTCGCTGAGGGAATCTACCGTCGTCAACGTGTACCATGCGGACGGTGTTCCCTCTATGCCGTCATCTGAGGTGACCACTACTTGCCACTCTATGTTCTCTGTGGAGAACGTCCCGGCCGGAATTGTGATTGTGTTCCGTTCCCCTTCAACAACAATTTCCTTATGTGCTCCTGTCCCGGCGGGCCTCCAGCGGAACTTCGCAGATGCCTGGGAAAGTTTTTCCGCCACACCTGTCGTCGGATAGTAGAAGGTCCAGCCGAAAACAGTGTCCGCTTTTTCGTTCACAAAACCGCTTTGCGGATATGGATTTCGCACCGACGGGATCACATCCTCATAGGTATAGAGGATGTACGGCTTGTTTGTTCCAGTGTGGGTCTGGAAAGTCATTGTTGCTCTTATATTGTATGACGTGTTGGCATAATATGATCCAGTTGGTCCACCCTGTAGGAATAGCTCATGGGTTTTTTGTGTAGACTGCCATCTGCTCGGAAGTCTCACATATGCTCCATCTGCAATATTTTCAAATCGTTCACCGTATACAGCATCCGCCACATCACGATAAACGTATGTTGTCACATCTAGCCCATAAACAATATCGGATCCCGCTGGCATATCCCCGCTGGCAGAACTTGTTTTCGTTACAACATACACATGCGGCACTTGCGATATTTTCTTTTTTTTCGCATAAGCGCCTGCTCCGGTTTCTTCCGGGTATGTGATAGAAAATACGGCCAGATCTTCGGTCCAATGTTGGGAACTCGTCCCCGCCGCCCCTGTTTCGAAATAATAGTTTGTATACGCAGTGAGCTGGTTCTCTCGTGTTATTGCGCCTGAAACTGGAACGCGCAGGAAGCTGTCAATCGCATATACCTTTTCCTCATAGGTTGCCATCCCATCACCTCCCCGTATATCCCATCCTCTTATTGACCCTTTCGGTCTCCAGCCTTCGCTTGATCTCTACGAATGTCTCCACATCGTCCACCTTCATGACGATTTGGCTATGATCGTTGTAGACATTCCCGGCCCGGGCGGCGGGGGCGGTCTTTGCCTCGAAGGCGGGAGTGAGCGCCATGTTGATGTTTCGTTCCGCATTGGCCAGTTGCTTTTCAAGGCCCTGGATATAGCCCTCTCCGCTGTACTGACCGATCTGCTCATAGAGCCGGGAAGGGGAGTGGATGCCAAGAAAATCCTTGATTCCGTTGAACATCTTCTGGAATATGTTCTGACTCTCGCTGACAAGCTCCTGTTCCTGGTTTCTCATGCCCGCCGTCGCGCCGTCAATTACGTTCCGTCCGATGTCCTCTCCGGCCTTCTCCGCATCGTCGCCGACCTCAACAAAAAGCTCCATCAGCGGCCCGCGCGTCACCCGTGGGATGGTAAGGAACGTGTCAATCACCTTGTGGATCCCCGTGAGCGTTTCTCCCGAAGCTACTTCCATGGCCCGATAGTACCTTTCGTTCGCCGTCGTGGTCGCGTCTGCGTACTTCTCGACGTTCTTTTCTATCAACCCCGTGGCCTTGTCCCATGCGCCTTCGGCTTCAAGGCTCGCGAGTATCGCCTTTGCACCCACGTCCTCCCACTGGCTGCCCATCAGCGCAACGCCAAGCTCGTTTTGTTTGAGAGCGTTGGGCATAGAACCGAGCTTCTCCAGTATCTGCTTGATTGTTTCCCGCGCTCTATCACCTCCAGCGGCGATCTGCGTCATCGACCTTTCCGCATCGAGGCCCAACTCTTGGAGTGCTACCCGGGTGCCGTCGCTGTTGTCCTTCGCTCGGATGTTCAGTTCCTTGAAGGCGTCGCCCAGCTTATCCAACGACCAAATATTATTTTCAAGAGCCGTTGCATAGAGCCCAGCCATCTCCTGAGCGGAAAACCCCATCTGCTGAAACTGAACGGAGTATTCCCGCACCGCATCCAGCATTTCACCGGCCGCAAACGGGTTTTTTTGCATCGCCGCCGCCAGGAGGTCCATGGTTTCCTGCGCAGATGTGCCAAATTCCTGCCGCATAACCGCCGCCGCCTGCAAGATGCTCTGCGTGTCGGCGTCCGTCGTGGCGGCAAGCACTTCGGCCTGACGGGTGATGTCTTCAAGGCTTTGGTCGTCCAGGTCGCGCATATAGGCCTTTGTGAGCGAAATATCTTTTATGGCCTGCTCCAGAGATTCCGCGAAACCGTCTATATAAAGCCTTTGTCCTGCTTCCGTCAGCCGTTCGCTTTCCTCTGTCGTGAGCCCAAGCGCAATTTCCATGGCGACGGCCTCTCTCTCAATCGTCCTGCGCTGCTCACTCATTTCTTCTCCGATTTTTATGATTGTCGCGACAACTGCCGCCGCAGCGGCCGCGACCCCTGCCATGGCGCCGTCTATGGCAAGCGCGTCGGCATCGATTCCCTCTGCGCTTTCTCCCATGGCTTCGGACATTTCGTTTATGGCATCGATCAGCTCGCCGATGTCACCGCTGGCCGCCGCGCTAAAAGCGGAGAACGCCGATTTCATCTTTCCGGACGCTGCATCCCCCGACTGTGCGCTGTCCTCCAGAGCGTCGCTAGCTTCCCGGGTGGCCTCCTCATATTCCTTCATGGCCTCCTCGTTGTCCTTCTGGGCCTTGCGCATATTGATGAGGGCTTTTTCCGCATTGTTCAGCTTAATGCGGTATCCGTCCGTCTGTTTGGCGCTGTCTCCGTACTTCTTTGCAGCATCTTCAACGGCCTCCTCCAAGGCCCTGACCTTGATCTCCTGCTGCTCGATCTGCCGGGTCAGAAGATCACTTTTCCCGGAATAGTAATCCTGTGCGTCCCCGGTGAGCCCATACTGGGCTTCCAGCTTTCCCATTTCGGATGTAAGAATTCGGGCCTCCCGTTCGATTTCCTGCATGGCCTGGTTGAATTCCCGTTCCCCGTCCAGAACCAGCCTTGTCCGTATATCCCGCGTTGGCATCCTACGTCCTCCTATGTATCCACATCTGAATGATCCGCCCGGGCGTTTCTGTCATGCATTCCGCCCGGGAAAGACCCAGGGCAAGGCCCCGGCTCAATATGCGCAGCGAAAAACCCTTCTCGCTGCGCTTCATCCGTTTTTTTCTTCGATTTCCTCCAGGTCATAGTCCCGCTTTGCCTCCAGCGCTTCCGGCAACTCCACAGAAAGCCCGTCAGATATGGCCGTAAGCACTTCCTTTCGAAGGCCCATCGCCTGACCCGGGGTCATGATCTTTTCCAAATCCGCCGCGCTCACTTCCCGCTGGGGTTCCCCGGTGCGCAGTCCCGCAGCGATTTCCACCCGGTCCTTCTCCGCCTTGGCGTTGGCGAGTATGGCGATCATCTTTACCACCCGTTTCATGACCGTGAGTGGTTTCCCCGTCAGCCATTCGGCAAGCCCGGCTTTCGTTTCGCCCATGGCTTCCTCCAGCTTCTCAATGGCGCTGACGGTGTAGAGCAGTTCGTACCGCTCTCCATTGATCTTGATTGCGTGTTTCATGTTGCCTCCTGTGATGGTATAATGGGAAATAATGCTTTGTGGGGTGCCGTTATGAAACGAGTTTTTGCTCTGACCGTTTTCCTTTTTCTCCTGCTTTCTGGGTGCGCCCCGGATGCATCCGCTCACCCGATACCCCCGCCGAATGAATCACAAGAGTATAGTGATTCCGCTATCCGCATAGCCCGAGAAATTATGGATAAATACAGCGATCGAGAGCCGCAGCGAAACACCAGCGATATGGTGAATTATCTCTGGTACTCCGCCATGTTCAATGCTCAAACATGTACCGCCGAAGATTTATCTTCGGCTATAAATCGGATTGCACTTTTATTCTTGGACGACCCATGGGCAACTGATATTACAATGGAATGGATCATGTCCGATGGCGCTCTTTTAACCGCCGCCTATCAGCATGATCAAAGCACTTGGGATTATGCTCACATCGGAATGAATGCATTTCAATCTGTCGCTGATGTCTATCGGGGTAGAGAAGCACCTGTTGATGCAGAGGATGATTATCAAAAAACCATTGAAGGTTTATTGAAAGTTGGTATCATAGTGGAGAGGGCCGAATGATCGGCCCGCCTTCTTTTTACCCCGTCACCAGTCCCGTGGTGGCCTGCGTCAGCGCGTGCTCCGCCTCGTCTATCATGTCCTGCGTCGCATAGGGCGCTGCGGCCACCCGTTCCGCCTCGTTCAGCGCCACGACCAGCGCCGCCCAGCTCACGGAGGTGTAGGTCTCGGCGTTCGCCTCTTCGGCCTTCGCCGCCGTGATCGCCGTCTGGAGATTGCTCCGATCCACGCTCGCGCCCAGACGCGCCATGCTGTCCAGCCATGCTACGGCGTCCTCCTCCCGGTCAAACCGGGCGCGGTCACGCCAGTCTTCGTTCTCCAGAGTCATCACTGGTCCCTCGATGGTTGGCGTCTGCCACGTGATCTGCTGCCCCTTGGTTTCCGTCGCTTCGGAGGGCTTGCCGAACTGGAGCTTATAGTACCAGTTGACCTCATAATAGGGGATGTTGTTCTTCTTTCCCGTCTTGTAGTAGCCGAATCCCACATAAGGCGGGGTATCTGCTCCGCTGTCCCGGATAACATCTTTTCCCAGCATATTGGTTCTCTGCGCGCCCATCAGATAGCAGTACACATCATCGGAGAGATCGTCGATCCCCAGCTTAATGCTGCCGCCGGAAAAACTGCTGTCCGTTTCGATGATTCCGTTATTGCCGTACAAGTCGTTATCGCTGGGCGTTTCGATGGTCACATCTGCCCGGATCGCCGCGCCGACCACTACGCCCTGGCCGTACTGGATCGACGAATAGCTCTCATCGGTCACTTTCGCGGCCACAGGGTGTTTCAATCCCGTAATCGCCATATTACATTCCTCTCCTTCTCAATTCTTTATCCCAGACCTCGCGCATTTCTTTTTCCGCTGGCTCTGCGCTGATCTGATCCGCTTTTTCCACCCACCTTTTCGCTGGGATGGACGATGTTCCGTAATGAAGAAGGAACGCCTTTTCGGCGTTCCTTACTCCCTTCCTGTCCTTGCCCTGGGGATAGACCTCAATCGCCCGGAGCCCGCCTACGGTCTTTACTCTGGTGGTCCCGATGCTCTTAATCATGTCCCCGG